TGATGTACGGCAACAAAATAAAACAAGTAGATCCCCAGTTTACCCAAACATACGAGGATGATGTAGACGAATCCGGATTACAATACTATATTGGGAAGAAAAAATATGGCAAAGATGGGATGAAGAAACTTGCACAAGCTGGCAGAGATGGTGCAAGTCAAGAAGAACTTGGAAAAATAAAAGATAAATTTGCCGACGAATCAATTGAATTATTAAAATTAGCAGGAGTAAAATGAAGATTTTTTTTGTAGTAATAATTATTGCTTTTATTACAGCGTGTTCGACTCCTCTCAGAGAACATAGGATGAATAGAATGCATCATCATCATGATAAGCCCTGTAATACATGGCAACATCATGATCATAACGATCAACATGGAAGTTCATACTGGCACACACATTGTATGGAAGACCATAAATAATTTTACTAAATAACAATTTTATTATTGACATTTAGTAAAAAATTGTGTAGTATATATAGATTGTGCTACACTTTAATCACTAGGCACAGGCTTAACTTAAGGCAAAAGGAAAACTATTATGGCAACGTTAGCTGAAATTCGATCTAAACTCAAAGAACAAGAACAACGACAATCCGGAAACAACACAGGTGGTGATAATGCGATCTATCCTTTTTGGAACATCAAAGAGGGCGATAGTGCAGTATTAAGATTCTTACCTGATGGCAATTCTGATAATACTTTCTTTTGGAAAGAAAGATTAATGATTAAATTGCCTTTTAATGGTATTAAGAATGACACTGATTCTAAACCGGTACAAGTACAAATTCCTTGTATGGAGATGTATGGAGATACTTGTAACATTTTAAATGAAGTAAGAGGATGGTTTAAGGATTCTAGTCTAGAAGACATGGGTCGTAAATATTGGAAAAAACGATCTTATCTATTCCAAGGTTTTGTAGTAGATAATCCATTACAAGAGGATACAACTCCAGAAAATCCGATCCGTAGATTTATTATTGGGCCACAGATCTTTCAATTGATAAAGCAGGCATTAATGGATCCTGATATGGAAGAACTACCAACTGACTATACGAATGGTATTGATTTCAGATTGAACAAAACTTCAAAAGGCGGATATGCAGATTATTCAACATCTAATTGGGCTAGGAGAGAACGTCCATTAAATGATCAAGAAATGCATGCAATTAACACAAATGGTTTGTTTAATTTAAATGATTTTCTTCCTAAGAAACCAACAGATGTTGAAATCAAAATTATGCAGGAAATGTTTGAAGCTTCTGTAGATGGTGAACCGTATGATGAAGCACGTTTTTCACAGTATTTCCGTCCAGCAGGCATGGCAGCTAAGACTGGCGATCCTAATACTGTAACATCTAATTCACAAGATGAAGTGACAAAAACAAAAGTAGTGCATCTAGATGAAATAAAAGCTTCTGAAACTCCGGTGACAGAAACATCTTCTCAGGATGCAAATAACATTCTTCAAATGATTCGTTCTAGACAAACTGCTGAATAATTATTTTATACACATAGCAATTACTTGCTATGTGTTTTTTAAGGACCTATTTCTATGACTAAAACTTTTGATCCTAGTAAATTTAGGAAAGAAATAACAAAATCAATTTCTGGCATGAGTACAGGATTTAATGATCCAAAAGACTGGATTAGTACTGGCAACTATGCTCTTAACTATCTTATATCAGGCGATTTTCATAAAGGGATACCTCTTGGCAAAGTTAGTGTATTTGCAGGTGAATCTGGTGCTGGTAAGAGTTATATATGTGCTGGAAATATTATAAAAGAAGCTCAAAAACAAGATATTTTTGTTGTTTTAATTGATAGTGAAAATGCACTTGATGAAACTTGGCTCCAAAATTTGCATGTAGATACAAGTACAGATAAATTACTTAAAATAAACATGAGCATGATTGATGATGTAGCAAAAACTATATCAGTGTTTGTAGATGATTATAAAAATTTAGAAACCGACGATAGACCAAAAGTTCTCTTTGTTGTAGATTCTCTCGGAATGCTATTGACACGAACAGATATTGATCAATTTGATAAGGGAGATTTAAAAGGTGATATGGGTCGAAAACCTAAAGCTCTTACTGCTTTGGTTAGGAATTGCGTTAACATGTTTGGTAGTTTGAATGTTGGGTTAGTTGCTACAAATCATACTTATGCAAGTCAAGACATGTTTGATCCTGATGATAAAATTTCTGGAGGACAAGGTTTTATCTATGCAAGTAGTATTGTAGTAGCAATGAAAAAATTAAAGTTAAAAGAAGATTTAGACGGTAATAAAACATCTGAAGTAAATGGTATACGTGCCGCATGTAAAGTTATGAAAACACGATATGCAAAACCGTTTGAAGGAGTACAAGTAAAAATTCCCTATGAAACTGGTATGAATCCTTACAGTGGCTTAGTAGATCTTTTTGAAAAACAAGCACTTTTACGTAAAGATGGTAATAGATTATTGTATGTTGACTCTAGTGGAGAGGAACATAAAGAATATAGAAAGAATTGGACTGGAGAAATGTTAGACATGGTTATGAAAGATTTTGTAAATCTAAAAGATAAGGTAAATACGCCTAGTACCATTATGGAAGATTTACAGGAGACCCGTGAAAATGACTGAAGAAGGAATATTAGATACTTGGGCAGTATTTACAGAATACATTGATAAAAAACATTTATCTGTAGTAGCTGAACGTTTTATTGATTTACTTGCAGACTACAATACAGAAACAAGTGTAATAAAAAATCTAATTGGTAATTATGAAGAATTAGATACTGCAATTGATTATTATTTAGATAATGAAAATAGTGATGATGATTACTAAGGAGCAAATTGGGTTGGTATTCTAAAGTAAGTCGAGATGTAAATGAAATTCCTGCTGCTATTCAATTTTTTGAAAATGAATTAATATCAGCTAGAAAGGAATGCAAACTGTCTGGCAATGTCGAAAAGGCTGCAGCAAGCTTACCTGGTATTGTAGAACATAGATTTAATCAACTACAAGAAATAGAAGCAATTCTAGAATATCTTAATATTGAATTAAAACGATTGCGTAGTTCTTTTTTTAAAAAATATCTTGAAAACTATCAAAGAGCATTAAGCAGCAGAGATGTTGAAAAGTATGTTGATGGTGAAGATGATGTAGTTGATTACGAAAAAATTATAAATGAATTTGCTTTAATAAGGAACAAATGGTTGGGTATACTAAAAAGTCTCGATCAAAAACAGTGGCAAATTACCAATATTGTAAAATTGCGTGTTGCAGGAATGGAAGATGCAACTATATAAAAAAGTTTACGATTATTGGCTACCTAATAATGACAATCATTTTGAAAGATTAATTGCTAAAAGAATACGGGCAGGGGGACCTGCAGAATATCAAGACGATGTAAGAGCTGAAGCATATAGATTTGTAAAAGAGTATAACATAGCAATAGATGTAGGAGCAAATATTGGATTTTGGACAAAACCTCTCCTTAATAAATTTAAAAAAGTAATTGCTTTCGAACCTGTATTTAATATACTAACTTGTTTAAAGAAAAACACAGTTGGATTAAATATCGAGTATAATCATTTAATATTAAGTGACCAAAAAACTAATGCAGATATGATTACAGACCAAATTAACACAGGCAATAATTATGTTGATATTAGCAGTTTTGGTTGTGGCAAAACACCTGTAAATACCATAGACAACTTAAATTTACCAATGTTTGATTTAATAAAAATTGATTGTCAAGGTCATGATTATCAAGTTTTAAAAGGTGCTGCGACTACACTTCAAAAGTTCCAACCTGTTGTTGTAGTTGAACAAGAAGATGATGAAAATAAATGTAGTGATTTATTGAATAGGTTAGGTGCAAAGAAGCTTTCTAAAATAAGAAAAGATTATATTTATGGATGGTAAAATATATATTGGCTGGGACAGTAGAGAAGATATTGCTTACAAAGTTGCAAAAAAAAGTATTCAAGATACTTCTTTAAAAGAGTATGAAATAGTACCTATACAACAAAATATCCTTAGAAAATTAAAAATTTATTCTAGAGATGCTGATACTTTAGCAAGTACCGAATTTACTTTTACAAGATTTTTAGTACCGTATCTAAATAAATTTAAAGGTTGGGCACTG